CTGCAGCATCTGTGCCGACAAGTACACGGCGATTGTTCGCAAGAAGATCTCCTGCAAATACTGCTCGGCCTCCACCTGCAGCAAATGTATCGAGCAGTATCTCCTGACACGTCATGAAGATGCTCATTGTATCCATTGTCGCGTCAATTACAACGATACAACGCTCGGTGAGATTTGCACTCGAACCTACTTGAACCAAACCTACTTTAAACACCGTCAAGAAGTCCTCATCAATCGCGAGCGTGCCAATCTCCCTGCTCTCCAAGAAGAGGCTCTTCGAGAACAGCGTCGCCGAAAGAACGATACCATGATTCACGCCTTACATGCCGAAATTGCCGAATTTAAGAAGCGTCGTGGAGAGGTTATGCACGAATACAATCAAATCTATGGAGAATACTATGGAGCCGGTCAACAAACTCCTGCGAGAATGACCCGTCTTAATCAACTCCTAGATGAATCCAACGAGCTTCTCGAGCGAGTTCGAGAAAAGAAGGATCTCATCTACGCCATTCGCTGGCCTCCTCGAGGTCGCAACGAAGTGGTTGAAGACAACAAGAAAGAAGAGGAGAAGAAAAAGTTCGTCCGTCGGTGCACCCGCGACGGTTGCCAAGGATTCCTCAGTACCGCGTGGAAGTGCGGTTTGTGTGAATGGTACAGCTGTGCACATTGCTTCGTAGTCAAAGGACAGACGCATGATGTTCCGCACGAATGCAAGAAAGAAGATCTGGAGACGGCCGAACTCATCAAGAAAGATTGCAAACCATGCCCGAAATGCGGTGAATTCATCCAGAAGAGCTCGGGGTGCTTTGCACCTGATACTCCTATCCTCTGCTGGAATGAGAACCGTTCTTGCAACAGTTTCAGGCGAGGACACGATGTACGAAATCAAACAAAACAATGGGATGTCCTACACGGTGAATTCGAAGCATACGCTTGTGTTGAAATGTTCTGGTGAGAAAAACATTTATTGGAGCCCAACCTATAATACATGGGACATTCGATGGATCGATCGTTCTACATTCAAAATGAAATCAAAAAAGATTGTTGTGACGGAAGAAAAGACAAAAGAACAAGCTCTCACTGAAATGGAAGCCTTTCGAGATTCACTCGACTTTCCTGATACATTGGAGATCGTTGTGGATCAGTATATGAAATTAAATCAATCAATTAAGAGATCTCTTGTTGGATTTAAATCATCTGGCATTCAATGGGAAAAAAAAGATGTGCAACTCGATCCTTATTTGATGGGAGTTTACATTGGAGATGGAATCAATGATGGTATGTCCTTTGCGATCAATGCTCCTGAAGATCCTGAAATTCTCGAGTCTATTCTCCAATGGGCAGAACAACATGATTGTGAAGTCGTTCACGATGATGTATATCGATTCCGTGTTCGTCGGCGCGAAAACAAAAATAATAAACAATTTGCGATTGGTCATGGAGCAACTTCAGAGACATGTGCTGGATGTAAACTGAAACCAAGTGGGTTTTGCGATCGTCCGAATATCGCCTATCCAAAGGATCACACAATGGTTCGTAAGAATCCACTCTGTGAAATTCTAAGCGAGTACGGATTGGTTCGTGGCATAAAGAGAATTCCACTGGAATATATCGTAAATGACCGTGAAACACGTCTTCAACTTCTTGCTGGTATCATTGACACTGATGGCCATTTGAATAAGACGAATGAAGGAAAACGCATTCAAATTGTTTCATCGAGCAAAGACCTGGCTGAACAAATTGTCTTCTTATCACAGTCTCTTGGATTTGCTACTACTATCCTACATGTTAGTAAAAAAGGAGTATCTTTCAAAAAGGGCGGAGAAAAGAAGGATTACAATGACCACTATTCTATCAACATTTCAGGTAAGATTTCTGAAATTCCAACTCGAGTTTCTCGTAAGAAATGCGTAGATTCTTCGCCAAATAAAGATATGCTTCGAACGAGTATTGATGTTCAAGAGGTTGGAAAAGGAAAGTATTATGGGTGGAGCATTGATGGAAACCGTCGATTCTTATTAAAAGATATGACATCGCTTCGAAATTGTGATCAAATGTTCTGCATCTCCTGTCAGACGCCGTTTTCCTGGACGAGTGGAAAGATCGTGACATCCGGTCCCATCCACAACCCGCATTACTACGAGTGGATGAAACGAACCGGCGGGGCGATGCCCCGCAATCCTGCCGACGTTCCCTGCGGTGGATTCCCTGGTGCATGGGAACTCGTTCGATTTCCACGCGGAGTCCGACGTGAATTTTCGAATTCCTTCTACGAGTTCCACCGCATCTGCCAAGAACTACAGGACATTTCGACACGCAACTTTCGGACCCATTTTGACAATACAAACTTTAATCAGATCAATATCAAATTCCTCCTCGGAGAACTACAAGAAAAGAAATGGGGTCAACAACTCGCTATTGCCGAAAAGAAAAAGAAACGAGATGGTGAAGTCCAAGAGATCATGGGTGCGTTCCGCATGGCCGCCGTTGAACTCATCAATCGTGTCCAGCACTACCGAGAGGGAGTCATTCGATCCTTTACGGATCTTCCTTTTCCTGAAGCTGAGAAGTTCCTAAGTGCATTATACGTAGAAATCAAAGAACTTTATAATTTGATCAACGATGCCTTTCGAAATGCGAGTATTTCCTCTTCTTACTCCGTTCCTTATATCGAATCGGTATGGAATCTACAACATAATGTACATCACTATCGTGTTTCTTACAAGAACTTTAAAGATGAGGTGAAAAAGAAGCGTGTTGTGAAAAAGAAAGAAGACAAGAACGACGATGAGGAAGACGACTCCAAAGAAGAACTGGAAGTCGTGGCGGAACCCGCCGTTCTTCACCCCATGCCTCCACAGATTTTGGACGAGGATGCTGATGAAGAAGTATCTGAAGAAGAACAATTACAGCATGCTATTCATGCGAGTCTCCAATAAAAATCACATGATAGAATAGAAATGGGGTGGGTTATTTTTACTGTATTATGTGTTGTTCTTGTTGCTATTACTGTGCGTAATGTCCAAGAAGGATTCAAAGGACAGCGAGGAACTGGGGGAGGCGTTCGATATGGAGGGGCTAGTGGTGGAGTAAGGAACGGTGTGCATGAACTAAGACATGGAAGAGATCATCACGGAGGAGGTCACCGAAGTAGAGGGTGGACCACTGTCGGTAGCGGAGGAGGTAGCAGTTGGGGATGGTGGTGGCCCTTTGAATGGTGGCCATGGTACGACGAGACGATCATCATTGTTTCCTAAATTATTTAGCAAGAGATGAAATAAGACTCATGCAGCAAGTGGTTGCAACCTCTGAAATGTTAACATTACGCGAAACATCCACAAGAGTTTCTAGCAAATGTTCGCCAATCGTATTCGCGGTTGATAAAAGATAGGATTGCAGTGGAATATCTGCAACAACATCTTTCATCAATTGACGTAATAAATACAATGCTACCGCCTTTTTCTTGAGTCCTGGGATCTTTACACCATTGTGCTTAGTCTTCTCCATAATCTTCATCAACTCTGCAAGAAGTTTCGTTACCTTAACCGGAACCGATAAATCCGCTTGCTCCAAAATGGGTTGTGCTACCGCCTTTGCCTCCGCATAGACGTTCGATACAATTTTCATATCCACTTCATCTAGTTTGATATCCTCTCCATCCACAATTTTAATGGCAACATCCATTGCCGCATCCACCGCCTTTTCCTTAATTGTCTCTGATACGGTTGCAATCGCAGAAACCGCTGCTTGTTCACCCATCTCTTTGATTACCTCAGACATATATACTTACTTTTAGAAAAAGAATGTTAAAATAAAATCACAATCTATAATAAGAATGTCCTATGACATTATCATTATCGGTGCAGGCATCGCTGGCCTTTATACAGGTATCGAACTTCTTCGTTCTCAACCTCTCTTACGATGCATGATCCTTGAAAAATACAACTACAACGGCGGACGCGTCTTTACCTATCACAAGTCCCTTCCTGGAATCGGGCGTATTCAATGGGAAAGCGGAGCAGGACGAATCGCTTCCAGCCACCATATTGTTCGGAACCTTATGAAACGCTATGGATTGACATATCTTCCCATTTCAGGAGAAAGCCAGTATCTACCTGAATCGACATTGAAACCCCAAAAGAACCCATTTAATGCACTACACGATGTCTATCTGGAACCCCTACGTTTCCTTCCAAAGGAAGTTTTGCAAACACATACCTTGGGATCCCTCATGACACAAATCCATGGATCATCAGAGACGGCCACCTTTCTATCCCAATTCCCTTATTCCTCTGAAGTTCATACCCTTCGTGCCGATCTTGGTCTTCATTCCTTCGACCACGAAATGGGTCAAACCAGCGGATTCGGTGTTTGCAAGGAAGGTCTATCTACATTAACAGATCGTATGGCGGATGATTTCAAGAAACGGGGTGGAACGATTCAATACGATTCCGAAGTAGAATGTATTTCCTATGATCGAAAAGTCCACAACATCTGTGTTAAGAATGGACCCACATATACATCTCGTCTCTGCATCATGGCTCTTCACTCCGAAGCCATGAAACACATTCAAGGGGTTCGCCATCTTCCTGTATTGAAAAAACTAGAAATGACACCCCTTCTTCGCATGTATGCTGTCTTTCCCATCTCTAAGGGAAAAGCATGGTTTCATGGACTAGATAAAATAGTTAATGATGGACCCATTCGTTATATTATTCCTATCAACGAACGCAGTATTATGATATCCTATACGGACGGCGACGATACTCTCTTCTGGACCAAAAAGAATCCAGTACACGTTCCCGACCTGGTTATGAAACGTATTCGTGCATTGTTCCCTGATATCATAATTCCCGATCCCCTCTTTTTCAAAATGCATCATTGGAAACAGGGATGCACGTATTGGAAACCTGGAAAGTACTCTGTGGAAGCCGAGAGCGAAGGCTCTCTTCACCCTCTTCCCAAAGAAATGCCTGGGTTGTTTGTCTGCGGCGAATCATTCTCATTACAACAATGTTGGATGGAAGGAGCGGTTCAACAAGCCGAACGAATGATGCATCATACTGCGTTTCAACGCGTACTTAAATCGATCCTAACCCTATAGGAATAGTATGTGTGGCATTTGGGCACTTGCAAATTTAGAGGGCAAACAAAAAAATGTTTCTACCTGGTTCCAGGATTTCATGGAACTCGTCCATCGAGGTCCCGACAATTCCTATTTTGAAAACTACCAAAACGTCATTGTCGGATTCCATCGACTCGCCATCATGGATGATACCTTTCACTCGAATCAGCCTTTTATTTTGGAAGACGATCAACGTACCATTGTATTCCTTTGCAACGGCGAAATCTATAACTTCAAGGAGTTGATCGAAGAATATGGACTGCCTCCTTCAAAAAATGATTGTATGACCATTCCTGCACTTTATATGTATCTTGCCTCAAAGAAAAAGACATACGATTTTGCATCCATCATTCGTAGTCATGTAAAAGGAGAGTTTGCATTTGTTCTCTTTGAATTCGACCGTCTGAAGAATTTGCAAAATATCATTGCCTGCCGCGACGAAATCGGTATTCGTCCCTTGTATACCAATCAGGATGACAAACTTCTTTTTTTTACTTCTGAACTGAAGGGTGCTCTATCCTATAAAGGGAAGATGTCTGAATTTCCTCCTGGAATCATGATGATTCATCACATGAACGAACTAGGTCGAACCGAGACTTATTCTATATCATGTGATACATTAACGCCGTCTACTATTAGTCCATCATTGTATCGTATAACAAATATCGTTCATGAACCAAGTGTCTATTTAAATAATATACGAAGAACAGTCATGAATTCGGTGCGTCGTCGTCTGGCATCCGATAAACCGCTTGCTTTTCTCCTCTCAGGTGGTGTCGATTCCAGCCTCGTTGCTGCATTGAGTGCCAAGATGCTCGGTAAACCCATTCGCACCTTTTGCTGTGGAATGCGTGAAGGAACCGATCTTCAGTATGCCCGCATGGTCGCCAAACATATTGGCTCCAATCACACCGAGGTCTTCTTTACCCCACAGGAGGGACTCGATGCCATTCGTGATGTGATTCGTACCACGGAAACATGGGATACGACGACCATTCGTGCATCCGTTGGTCAATATCTTGTATGCAAATGGATCGGAACCCAGACGGACTGCAAAGTGGTCATGGTAGGTGAAGGTCCCGACGAAGTATGCTCCTCCTACTTGTTTAACTGGTATGCACCAAACGGTGAAGCCCTTGATAAGGCAGCAAAGAGCTATGTTAAGAATATTCATTATTACGATGTGAAACGTGCTGATCGCTGTATTGCTCGATGGGGTCTTGAGGGCCGAGTCCCTTTATTAGATCCAGAATTCATTAAATCCTATTGGGCCATTCCTGGAAATCAGCGAATGCCTACCTACAAAAACATGGAGAAATGGTGGTTACGCGAGGCGTTTGCAGGAACGGGTGTCCTTCCTGATGCGGTCCTTTGGCGTAAGAAAGAGGCATTTTCCGATGGCGTTTCAGGCGAGAAATCGTGGTTTCAGATCATTCAAGAGTGGGTCGATCCACAGGTGTCGGATGAGGAAATGGCAGGTGCGGCACTGACCTATCCTTATTGCAGTCCGATGACAAAGGAGGCATTCTTGTATCGCAAAATCTTTTGCGAGATTTTTGGCGATCATCGGCAAGAAATTATTCCAGGCTATTGGCAACCCAAATGGTCAGCCAATGGTCAGGAAGTAGTAGGATATATTGATCCTTCCGCACGCGTCTTGGGAGTTTATTCTCAATCTGCGGTGTAACATCAATATATATCTTTTCTTATGATCATCAGAATGGCTAACCCAGATGAAGAGTGGTTTTCCATTGATTTGGAATCCAAACTCAATCGAAAAATCGATGCCCTCCAGCGTATTGTTCAGCAACAAACGGAACTTATTCAGAATATGTCTGCAGAAATCAAACAAATGAAACAGCACGTCGGATCGCCCTGTAGTCATTTGTCATCTCAGAACGATCGAACCCATCAATTATTGGAAGAACTCAAAGTCATCAAACAACGTGAACTCAACATGATGCTACGGGAAAAGATTCCCGTTCCCTTCTTCTCCACCAAAAGCTCCTTCCCTCATCAAACTGCTGTATCCGTTCCCTCCCTTCCGAGTCCTTTATTTCTTGCTCAACTCAATCGTACTCCCATAAAGAATTTAAATTTATAATCGGGTAATAGAGATGAAATTCGATCAACACTTTATCCTATCCGTGTTTCATTTGCTATTCATTGTCCCCCTGTTTCTCTATATCGGATTCCAGCGTACCGCCGTTCCCGAGTGGGTCTACCTTGCTCTCTTTTCCATCGGATGCGTGGTATTCTTGTATCACGGTGTTAAATTGATCATGCGAATCAAGAACGATTCCAGCTATTCTTGGGTCAATGCCATCCACGTCCTCTTACTTGCTCCCCTCCTGATCTACATCGGATACCACAAGAAAGAGACACCTCGTGCGGCCTATGAGCTTCTTCTGATGGCCGCCTTTGCCGCCCTTGGATATCACCTGTTTTCCCTTGTCAAGATGCTCAATATCTACTCCGAACACGACGAATAAAATTGATAAATTACGATCCTAGTCTATAAATAGACCCGTCATGTCCCAACTATATGAAGACGACGAATGTAATCGTTGTATGCTCTATGTGCGGTTTATAGCGAATGGTAAGAAGTGGAAGTGTGTTATATGTGATCTTGTTGAGGATGGAGAGGAGTTGTCAGATGAAATCTACAATATCATATGGGGTCGATATCAATTACCCTGTAAACATGAAGTCCACATTCGTTGCTTTCGAAAATGGTGTAAAATAAACGAAAGTGTGGGGTGTGTTCTCTGTGGTATGATTGAACCCATTGAATCCAATCGTTTCTGTAATCAATGTGAACAATACGGGCATTCACGGTGCTCATAAAAAAATAGATGATATTATTTTTCTAGGCAAGGATTTCCTGTAATTTCTCATACTTCTCTGTTTTTTTCTCTGGAGTCGGAATGCATCCCTTGCAGTGATAATAGAACGAACAGCTGGAATTAAACTCTATATTGCATCCTTTACATGTAATCGTCTTAGTATCCGCATGAGTTTCCATGATCGCCTTGATTTCTTCCTGGAAATGAACACGCAACGCATGAATGACGCAGTTTCCCTTTGTTAATGCCGAAAAGTTGCAATCATTGAACGGACATGTAAACTTTGTTCCCTCCTCTTCCACTAGCTCAGGGTGCTTCGAACGCATATGGAGATCCAATGTCTGCTTCTGAAGAAAGGCTTTATTACACGATTTGCATACATGATTCAGTTCATCTAGATGTTTTTTCATATGATAATGCATCGAATTCTGGCGTTGTTTTACAACGTTGCATTCGGGGCAAACAAAGTGGCCGTCCTCGTTCTTGATATATTTAAGAGTCATGGTTTTGGTACTTTTTGGTGCTTTATTTTAAATCGGCATTTTCTTCAATTTTTTAATTTCAGTGTTTGCATAACATACATTTTAATATGCAACCCATTAGCAAACATGTATTTGATCGTAGGACCTGGTGGAAGCGGACAAACGTATTTTATGGAATTCCTGAGAAAACAGGGTATCTCAACCAACGCCTCCAATGATTGCGACCGGCAGAAACATCTATCCTCACCCTCTGGTATCGATAAGGGGCGGGCATACAAAGGGTGCATTTTCCTATTCGGCCATCCCTATTATACCTTGATGTCCCATATTCGTCGATCCTGGGCATGGCTTCAATGCTTGAAACTAGGTAATCCGTTCTCAATTACCAAAGAAGTATCCAGCAACCTGGTGGATCTGAAAGCCAAAACGATCATGGAAGGCCGCGACGTATTCGGCATCGATCATCAGTTCACCCAATGGTCCGGTGCAACCCTTGATTGTCCTCTTCTGTTTCTCGATTTCGCCGACATTCTTTCCTCTCAAGATACTCTGAACGCGTTCTTTGGTAAAACGCTGGATTATTCTGGTTTTGTTATTCAGGAGCGTAATTCCTACACAGTCGATCCCGAGCTGTTCCCCATTTATGAAGAACTATACCAGCGAATGAGAAATAATCTCTCCGACAAGTAGAACCATGTCCCACATTCCTGCCGTTGGATCCAAAGCTCAAGTCTTTCACGGAACTGCCAAGCACACCCCAGGAGGTCTCACCAAGAAGGACCTGATGAAGCACCACGGTCGTATCATTTCGCGTAAGAAGCACGCTGCGGGCAAGAAGGCCATCAAGCACCTCCGCGCTCTCGGCTACATCGCCAAGAAGGGAACCTTCCGACTGATGTCCAAGTCGATGGCCAAGTCGAAGACTCGCAAGGCACGCCAGACTCGTAAGGCTCGCAAGTAAACTCGTTATCTAGTGGTATTTTCCAACCCTAAGATAGAGAGATATGTCAGAAAACATGGCGCAGATGGGAAGACAACAAAATGCCGTTAGTGCGAATGCATCAGCCGCCGCTCAGCCTGCTGGATCGATGTTCAACAGTTTCAAAGCCAATGTAGGCAAACTGTTTAGCCAGAAGTCAAAGAATTCGCTGGAGGGCATTTCCAAAATGCGAGGCAATACATCAGGTCAGGCGTCGACTTCGGCCGCAGATGCGGCCGCGGCACTTGCTGCTGCAAAAGGCCTTGCAGACAAAGTCGCTGCAAAAGAGGCAGAGATTGAGGAGTTGAAAGTGAAAGCTCAAGAACAGAAAGCAGCCAGGGATGCTGCGGCTGCTACTGCAAAGGATGCCATTGCCGCTGCCGCTGCTGCATTTGCAGCTGAACAGGAGGCGCGTGAAAAGGCTGAAGCGGAAGCGGAAGCTAAACGTAAAGAAGAAGCGGCCGCGGCGGATGCAGCCAATAAGGCAAAGATCGACGAAACACTTGCAGAAATCAAACAAGCAAAAGAGGATCTCTTGGCTCTTGCC